CAGAATTTTGATTATTAGACGTATTTTCAGTTGGGTTTTAGTTTTTCATTCAAGGAAAAAGATTGGAGGTGAAAATATGATATCTGAATTTTTAAACCAAGTGCCCTTATTCTTCTCAATGTTTTCTGGTATTTTTGAAGGATTTTACATTGTTATGAAGTGTATTGTTAAAAATCCTTTTTTACTCTTTCTTTTGGTACTTGGTATACTTAGCGCCACTATAAAACACAGACACAAGTTTTAACTTTAAGGCACTATCCGGTGCTTCTTGTGATAGTGCCTTTCTTTTCGTTATACATGATGGACTTACTCATTCTTCATCACGTCCATCCTTTTCCACCGCGTTATATATCCCCAGATAAGTTTCATACTTTTTCTGATTCATCGAATTTGCAAGGAATCGCAAGAAATCCTTATTTCGCAAGCATTCTTCCGGCGTGCCGATTGCGCGATACTGCTGAACTTCTTCCAGTGCCTTGATTGCAATGTTGAATGCCTGCCCTAATTCGCAATCAGTGTCGTCGAAACCGCCCTTATATCTTCCGTTTACCATTTTGCAACATTTTGGATAATTTTTCTTTATGATTGCTATTGCTTCCTGCTCTGTCATTCTTCATTATCCCCACTTCTTGATAGCTTTAACTCTGTTCCGTCAATGTTCCCTGCGAGTTTATTCTGACAGTGGCACAACAGCGTATCCAACTCTTTAGCGTCTGTTATCTTTGCCACCCTTATGTATTCAAGCACCCTGTTCACACTCTCCGTTATCAATCCGCTTTGCACGAAATAAATATCTATTCTCCATGACTTTCTCTTTTCTCCGGATATACAAGCTTCAAATCATATCCGCTTGTAATAAATTTCTACGTCAATTCGTGATTGACTGCGTTTCCGAGTTTCTCGTAAATCCAGTACATATCCTCTTGCGTGAATTGTGTTCCGAGATATTCATTGTATCCAGAAAGAAGTGATTCCCTCCATTCTTTATTTCTCTTCTCTTGGCGGTAAGGTTCTCCCTTTGCAAGTGGTCTGGAACACCACTCTAAAAGTTTACAGATAATATCTTTCTGTGTATTACAGTCTTTTGCTGTAAAATATACATTCCCTTTGTCTGATAAAATAAGTTCTCCAAATTGAGTAATATAACTCTTCGGAAAGCATTTCATCACATTGAAAATTTCATTAAACATCCTTTTTCTCCATTTCTTTCAGCTTGGCTTCGGCTTCCTCTTGTGATAAAAACCAGGTTTCCTTGTACATTTTTTCTGGCAGGATTCGGTCTGTACCATATTCCCGATCTTTGTCACACTCCATGTACCATCCTTTTTCTGTAAAAGTAATCAAGGCTACTTTCTGATGATAAATTTTATTGTTCTCCGGGTGCAGACTTAAAATATTTAATTCATAATTGACTTTGCTAGGAATTATATATACATCTGAGCCAATTCCACACGGCAACCGCAGAAGTAATCCCTGCTCCTCGGCATCTTCATAGGCTCCGAGTTTTTCACAGGCATTTGTCATATTCTCACAATTGTCGCACTTGCTACTTGCTCCAAGTCCATTGCACTTTTCAAAACATTTTGGAAAGTAATATGAGCCAACATCGTTTTTCTCTGTCAATCTCTTCATGCTATTCCTCACTTTCTGTCTTAAGCCAATCCAAAACACATGATTTGCAAGCCTCTTCAGGATGAGAACATTCCTCTACGCCCATGTGTTCTATGCAACTTCCAAATAATACTTCTGCCAACTCCTCATCCGTCATGCTTCTGATCCGATCTGCATTGGTCTGTGGCTTCTCCACGACCTCAAAACACTCGTCTCTCCAAGATAAAACATTTTCCAGCTTGTATGAGCTGTAGCCAACGCTATAATGATTCGATCCGATTTCCTTGTACTTGATTTCGTAATATGGCTTTTTGTCTATCATTGTTACGATAATATCTAAGTGAGAAACTTTCATACGCTCATTTTCCATTTCTACCGGCTCGTCCTGTGACTTCTTCGCCATGCTCTTCATACACTCCATCATATTTCTACCTCACTAAATCCATTGTTTTAACAGATATCCCTTTAAATTTCCCGGTACGACAATACTCTGCGGTATCAAAAAACATAATGCATCCATCGTCTTTTCCGGTATCTTCACTTCCTACAAGTGCTATGCTTACACCGTTTCTTATCAGTGTATTTTTTAACAACATCAATGCCGCTCCTATCTCCTGCTTGGTTTCATCCGTCATTTCAACTTCACCTTTCTCTTTCTGCCTTTCTTTTCAAACTTATCGCACATTCCTACCGGGCAACCACGCCTTAATCTGGTCTGTAAATAATATCCACACATGATTTCTGTCTGACTGTGTTTATAAGAGTAAATACATTTCCGGCAGTATTTTACTCTTGTCTTGGTCATCTCTCACATTGGCATCACTCCGCTATATCTAAATCACATTCCTGCTTGAAATATTTCACAACATGGTCGTCGTTCATTCCCTCTACATAGTTCTTGGAAAAATCCAGCATCCTGTTCCACCATTCACGAATCAATTCGCCACTGAATTTGTAATTGTAATGCAGTGTATAAACTGCAATCACCAAATAACACTCAATGCCGTCATTCATGTTCGAAATTACGGATTTAATCTGGTTCTGCTTAGGATTCTTGCCATACATACGAATCTTGGCTCTGTACGGAAAATTCCTTGCTTCTTTCTCACAATCAAACCCAATGTTTTTTATAAATCTTTCTTCCTCTGCTCTAATGGTGGATACATTTTTTATTTTCTCGTTATTCTTCCGAAGAATTTCGTTGTAATTCTTTAGCTTCTGTTTTGAGAAATCTATGTCATAGTACAGAACATAAAAGCATGACATCTGCATTGATTTGAATGTCTGCCAAAAACAATTGTCAGATTCGCTTATATGTCTGGCTATGCGCTGCATTGTGAATTTATCCTCATAATTTTTCGGTTCAAGCTTTCTTGTCTTTTTTCTCAATGCATTGCTCATGTTTTTCCTCCTGTTATCACTTTTTCAATGATTTCCTCCTGCATCCGCTCTGCGATATGATCCCGGACTGATTCTTCTGGAAATGCGATCTGATATGTCCGCTCCTTAATCCGGTTCGTGATCCGGTCATCATAGGATATTTTGTCCAGTGGATCATTACTCGTGAAAATCGTTACCTTTTTGTTTATGTAACGCTCGTTGATGATCTGATACATTTTGTCGTTGATCCATGCCGCCGGTGCTTCCACACCAAAATCATCAATGATTAAAATATCCGTTGTGGAAAGTGCATCTAAAAGCTGGCTTTCATTGCCTGCTGCATCCCTGCGCCATGTATTCTTGATTTCCTGCAGGATGGTCAGTGATACTGCAAATTTGACTGTGTATCTTTTCATCAGTTCATTTGCAATCCCGGCAGCAATCCTCGTCTTACCGCTTCCCTTTGTCCTCGACCAGATATACAGTCCCATGCCTCTTTCCTTCTGGCTCTCAAAATCATCCAGATAGGTTTTTATGATTTTACAAGCATCTGACACCATCTTTTTACTTTCCTGCTTTCTGTACACATCCATCCGAAACAATCTCAGATCCATCCCACGGAATGCCTCCGGTATATCTGCGAATCGCAACCGCCTTGACATGACCGCTTTCTCACGGCATTTACACGGTACTGCTATTTCAACTCCGTCTTTTATTTTCAAGATCCACTCCCGGCCTTCGCAAATCGGACACACATCAGAATCCTTGGAAGTCTCCGGTGTCTCCGCGTTCCTGCATGAGTTCGTTGAGTGATTTTTCATGCGTTCCAGTATCTCTTCCAACTGATCCATCGTTCTCTCCTTTCAGGTACTGCATAAACAAGTTCTCTCGTAAAAAGTTCTCCGGCTTTTTAATATACCGCTCTGCTGTTTTCTCCCGTCTGCATATATCTGCATAATTCTGTGCGGCCAATACCAGATCATCTTCCGGTACACCAGCCAGTACCGCATTGCAGTATTCAGTTTCAACAAGACAGCCAGTGCACCGTTTCGGATAGGCCGCGGCAAACTCTCCAAATTTTTCAACGGGGGATATAGGGGGTGTATTTTGTTTATGTTTATGTCTTTGTTTATTAATAGGTTCACTTTGTGGTTCAAACTGTGGTGCAATTTGCAGTTCACTTTGTGGTTCATCTTGTGGTTCATTTTTACTGTAATTTTGAACCACAAGACTATTTATTTTATATTGTGCTGCAAGATTCCCGCCGCGCGATTTCCATTCGATGAACCCATCTGTAGCAAGCTTGTTTCTCGCTCTCTTTAACGCTGATGCATTTAATCCAGACCGAAGTCCAAGGACTGACGAGGCTACCGTAAACGTATCTGGCCACCCTGCTTTATTCGCTATGGACATTAACGCATGCCATAAGGCGATTGCAGTGTTGGGCTGCGGGTTTAGTTCGAGCCTGTCGTAAAATGCTTTTATCTCAGCTAAATAGTTCAAGTTTTCACCTCCCGAATCCGAACTTCAATCCGTGGATTTTCAGCATCTATACGAAATTCATCAGAGAATCCACAGATCTGCTCCCAGCCATCATTTTTTAATACATGGCAGTTAACTAATGCATCCTGGATCACTTTTCTGCCGAATGACGATATATTGTCCAGATCACGCCTTTTATTCTTTTCCACCCACAGATATTCCATAAATACTTTTTTATTTATATTTACGTCTCTCAGGCACTTTCTAATGTACACAGAAACAATAGCTTCATTCTGCTTTTTCATCTCTCCGCCTTTGTAACGGCTTGCCTTATCCGCACGGATAAAATCATTCAAGTTATCCAGTCGTCCCGGTATTATCAGTAAGTACTCCAACTTCTCGCCACCTTTCAAATGTCATTTTCATGTTTAAACGTTTTTTCAGTATCGCTCTGGCACGGTGCAGCTCTTTTGATAGATATTCATCCAGTTCTTTTTCATCTACTGGATCTCCCGGAACTGGTCTGTAATATCCGTTTCCAACATTGATAATGCAGTCATCCTTTGTATTTGCTGTCTCTATCTGCTTTCGCAGCTTTCTATCTTCAAATGGATTATAAAGTCTCGGTAATGGTTTCAAATGTCCGCAGGGAATGTCATTTATTGTTTTCATTTATCCCCTTTCCTCTCCGGGACTAACCCCGGAGATAATAACCATCTTCCAATAATTCGTGATATATTATTTTCTGCATGAATAGGTTTCTTTCTGCCGTCCGGCAAGGTGTTCCAACCCTATAACCACGACTTTCCAAAAATACTTCTGAACTCTTCTCTTGTACCGTAATGAGATTCAAAATATTCCTGCGCCATAGTTTTTAATTTCAAATCAATTTCTTTTGCATTGGCGCCTCTCTGCGCTCCGTTAGGATGCAGATCCGGTCTGAGTGGAATAACAAAACCATACTTTTCACTGTTTTTACGGTTTGAACTTCCAAAGATATGATGTCTTTCCACCGGATATGTTCCGGTAAAATAACAGTGATCCATATCATCCGTGAACACGCTCCAAAGCTTTTTACTCATGTTCCCCACTCCTGCTTCATACGTTCCAATTCATCCGGTGTAGCTGTCTCAATGCCAAGTTCCTTTGCTTCTTCAACAATCCGGTCTATAAAGTGGCTCATTTCGGCAGTATCGTATTCGCTAGATCCTTTGATCATCAGATACGAAGCAAATTTCCCATTGTCTTTAATATATTTCCAATGACCATCAACCTTTGACATGTCAACTGATTTTTTTACTGTAATCGTGATATATCCGTCTTCATCTTCATAGAACGCTCCGTATTTCTGCAACATTTCCTCATAGACTTCATCCTTGCTGGAATAGATGTCTTTGCTATTGGCAATCTTTGTCATGAGCACCCATGCATAAGCATTAGCATCAAGACTTCTTTTCTGACGATACTTAACTGCCTTAATCTGCAATAAATCATCCGGTTTTAAATGCTCGATCTGCTTTGCTGCTGATGAGTCAACCTCAAATGTAAGGATGATGCCTTGTCCATTGAATGTCCGGCTCGCTCCGGTGAGTTTTCCTGTAGTATCCATAAGCTACTCTTCTTTCTTTTTCTTATACCAGCACTTAACCTGTTCAATGATCTTAGCAGCCATTTCACTTGATAAATCTGAAGTCTTTTCAAAATGATATTTTTCTTTCAGCGTTTTCCAGATATCATTGGATGTAGCATTCTCACACATATCAGAATACGCACTTACAAAATCTGTCATTGTCCTAAGCTGTTCTACGGTTGCTGGAACAAAATCATTCTTTGGTTCTACCGTATGGCTTTCTGAATCTGGATCCTGCATCTCTTCGGTAGGAATACAGAACACCTGAAAACAAGCATATTTAAAAGCAATCGCCATAGCTTTATTCGTAGCCTTATCTCCGCTGTCCATTCCTTCGCCGATCGTTACGGCTGTGATGCTGCTCCCATCTTCTGCAAAAAAGGTGTATTTAATCTTGCAGACCGAATAGATCAGCGTTGAACCTTTTATGGATTTTCTTTCTTCTCTGGTCTGTTCTAAGACCTCTGGAACGATAAATATATGATTGTTGACCAATGCAGGATTGATTGCATTCATCACCGCATCAATTCCGCGGTATTTAAACCCCTGCGTCTTATTCACATCATTTTTTCCAACCGCACCGATTTCTTCCATGCACTTTGATATTGCCTGGTATATGTTCATCTGTTTTGCTGTCTCTGCCATTATCGTAATCTCCTATACTTAATTTCTAAGCTGCGCATCTGTGCTTCCAACTGCACGATCTGGAACGGATCAGCAACAACCTCATAAGTAACTACGTTGTTTGCTGGCTTCGGTTCTACAAATTTTTCTTCCGGTACATTATCTGTAATTGGTGTTTCGTTCACTGCAATATCCGGTTCTGAATTTTTCTCGGACTCATTACGTGCTTCCTCTTCTGCTTTTCTTTTGGCTTCCTCTTCCTGCCTACGCAAAATCTCTTCTTTCTGCTTCTGATACTGATTCATGATCTCAATAGCATTTGATAATTCTAAGGTTTCCTTGTATTTCACAATCCCCTTATCCTCAAACTCTGATTCCATACTGCGGATAATACAGAGATCTTTTTCTACATGGCCAACTCGCGCTGCAATGGCTTCTGCGATCGCTTTCTTTGTAGTGGTGGCATTCTCCCACTTGCTATCATAAATTCTCTGTAACGGAAGATATCCGCTCGCTTCCCCATGCTCCCCCATGATCTCTGTATAGATTTCAGAAATCAGCGATTCCCTTTCTTCCACACGCCTACGCTCAAATTCATCCAACTGATTATTTATAAAGTCTATTGGTTCATCAATCAAATTGTCCAGTTCCTTTACCTGCGCTTCAAAATTTGTGTAGGGAATCATAAAAGATTTCTTCACTTCCAGCTTTCTATCATTGATTGATTTTTTCAGTTTTCTAAGACTTGCAATTGTCTTTTTGGCTTTTGTTTTGGAATCCTCTGTGAAAATCATATTTTTATAAATTTCCAGTTCGGAATTAAGTTTTTCCTTAATCTCCTCAAAATTAAAACCAATAACACCATTTTTCTGCTCAACATTTACTCTGATTTCTTCCATCTTTCTTTTATCCTCTCTTCCTCTGATTCAATATCTGCCAGCTCTTCACGTCTGGCTTGTTTCTCATATAATCTGTAGCGGCGTTCTCTGTCCCTCTCGTACTCTTCAAGCATATCGAGGCTGTCCGGTATGTAATCACTATACATTTCCCACCTCCACAGATTTACTTACGGTACCTGATCGTTTCCTTTTTCTGGTCTTCTCCAATAATGATGCTCAGACCATTTGTGTCTAAGGTAAATGATCCATAAATATCTCCGTCTGCCGTAAGTCTTACAATTCCATCTTCCAGACCAAGGTTTTCAAGTAATGCCGATAAATCCTTAAGTCCGTCAATTAACTTTCCGGCATCCGTTCTGCATAATCTAGTTGCTGGCATTTAAAAATTCCTACCTTTCCATCTGTCTGAAATCTGTAGATAAAACCATGCATCTGACCGCTTTCTCACGCTGTTGATTCATGTACTGCTCGTCCCGGCATTCTTCACACATGTTTCCTTCGCCGGGATCTAAACTACATCCACAGATTCTGCATTTTCTGTAAATCATAAAATCACGCTTTCCAAAAATTTAACTATGTGTTACAATAAACGCAGAAATACTTTTGTATTCCTACGGTAAATAGCACCAGTTCTCGTCAAAGAATGTTATGGTGCTATTTTTCTTTTTCACTGAGTAACCATCCTTTCATTTGATGGTAAAGCGGTATGTATCCTTCAGCGTCAACCTCAATATGAAAATCCGTTGCCACCTTTGTAATAATCATGCCGACCGCTATATCCTCGACATTCGGATTTTCCTCACCGCTTACGCATTGAGCATTTTTCACTTTGCCACCTCCTCAAATTCCCCAAGGAACTCAACATCAGCATCAAGCTTGTCCTTGCGGCGGATCATGTTAAAGTCTGCTTTCCGCTTTTCTTCCCGGCGGTTCTCAAAATCCAAGATCACAACTCCAATAAGTGCAATCACCGCACCGAGAGCTATTGCAATCAGCAGAAAAACATAATACATTCCATCCGCATCGAGCATTCCACCAAGAAACAGGATTCCAAGCCCTACCGCTATAAAAACTTTACCGATCTGTTTCATTCTTCATCTCATTTCCACACATACACTGCACCTACTGTTCTTATCTAATGATTCAAACGTTGTCCGTGACACTCTTTTTAATCCACAGTATGGTTAGAAAGGAAATCAGTTCTTTCAATACTTCCTTTTTCAACTATTGAATTTTCTGATATTTCTTTCGCCATATCTGCTGCATAGCAAATTTCTTTTATTGTTAATCCTTCTTCTGTCGCAGCCAAAACCATGTTTTTTGCGAATTTTTCTGCCTTTAATAAATCTGCTTTCTCCATCATCTTTACTTATCTCCTGTCTGATAAAATATCTCTTTCAGTGCGTTATCTAATCCATAGTTGGCACAGATAATGCGCTTTGAAAGTTCCATGCGAATTTTAAAACCCTCTCCACCTGTACACGATATCTCAAAATACTCACAACCATTTCCAAAATCGACACCATTTAGCTTGAAAACTTTCTTTTCGGTATCAACTTCTAACGTTTTTATTTCCTGCGGCACTCCTGCAAGAATTTCTTCAAAAGTTCCCATTTCTTCTCTACCTCTCATCCAATAGATATAAAAACATTTGCTACATTTTTCATGATGCCTTGTCCTTAACCACAAGCTTAATTCCTTCCTGTCTTTCGTAAATCTCTAACAGAATGTCCATAATCTTGGCTTTCCTCTCTGGTGTAATTTCCATGTCTGCTTTGTTCATGGTAATCTCCTTTCTCATTATTTAACGCTCCCACACATGGCAATCTGCTTGTCAACTTCCGACTGTTTCTTTGAGATTGCCATACCATCCGCAACACCGAGAATATAGTTGAAGTTTTCTTTGTCCAGCTGTGATACTGTTTCAGCTAGTCTTGTAAGGGATTCTTTCTGTTTTTCGCTCATCTACTCACTTCCTTTCGTGTTTGTATTACCTTGTGTGATTATAATATCATACTTAGTTGGTCTTGTCAAACATTTTTTAAATATTTTGTTTGACATTGTGTGATTTTTGTACTATTATACTAGTGGGAGGTGATAATAAGTGTATGAGCAAATAAAACAGTTGAGAAAATCGCTTGGAATGTCACAAGAAAAGTTTGCTAAAGAAATTGGTTTAACTAAAAATTTCATATCTTTAGTAGAAACTGGTCAGAGAAATCTATCAACCCAGTCGATTAAACTTATTTGTCAATTGTTTAATGTTGATGTGGAATGGCTGGAGACCGGAAAAGGCGAAATGTTCATTCAAAAGACCGAGAATGAAAAGATAGCTGAATTTCTTGCAGATGTTCTGAAAGCCGGGGAAAAAGACCAGCGGTACAGATTCATAGCTGCTATATCAGAACTGGATGAAAACGACTGGAACACAATCCAGAAGCTGGCAGAAAAGCTTGTGAAGAAGTAAAAAGAAAGACAAGGGCAATGCGCAAACCCTTGTCTTTTTCTTTTATCTTAAAAATCTCCTTATAAATGCATATATGGTCCGTAGATCATCCTCGTCCATGCACTTCTCTATTAATTCTATTATTTTCTCTTTAATCTCTCCCATATACAATACCACCTTTCTATTTGATACATAAAGTATACGAACGTATGTTCGAAAAGTCAATAACGCATCCATTTGTTTTTATCTTAAACTTTCATTTTGCAAAAAAATGTCATAAAAAAATGACAAAAATGTATTGTTTTATAATCATTTTGCTTTATAATTGTAGTATCAAAAGAAAGGGGAGTTCAAAATCATGAACGAATCAAAAGATACTAAAGTATGTAAACACTGTCAATCGGAGATTCCTAAGAAAGCAAAGATATGTCCAGTATGCAAAAAGAAACAAGGTTTACCGAAATGGGCGATTGTTTTAATTGTGATCCTGGTTCTTGCAGCTATCGGTTCTGCTTCTGGTGGAAATTCCGACAATTCAGAAACTACTACCACTTCACAATCATCAAGCACAAACGAAACTCAAAATTCGACACCAGAGGTAAAGGAAGTTGAGACCGAATCAGAGCCAGAAATTGAATATACTGCGGTTGATGTAAGCACCATGATGGATGATTTGAAAAACAATTCAATGAAAGCAGAAGATACTTACAATGACAAATACTTAGAAATTACTGGTCGATTAGATGTTATTGACAGCAACGGTAAGTATATCGGGGTATTCTCTCAGACAGACAAATTTGCAATTGTTGGTGTCCAATGCTATATAAAAGATGATGATGTAAAAGCAAAGGTAATGGAAATGTCCAAAGACGATACTATAACGCTAAAAGTTCATATTAAAAGCGTTGGAGAAGTTATTGGATACTCGGCAGATATTATAGAAATAGAATAGTATACAGTCCCTCTAGCAAATGAGGGACTTTTTTTAAAGGGAGTTAAAAATGAACATAGCAATTTATCCAAGAAAATCAAAAAAAGATGACAATTCAGAATCAATGGAACAGCAAATAGACGATTGTAAAAAGTACATTAATAAAACTTACCATAATGCAAATATACTCGTTTATTCTGGCGATTATGCAATCACAGGGCATAGTACGGCAAAAAGAAAGGACTTTCAGCGCATGATGGATGATGTCAGAGCCGGAAGAATCAATGCAGTTGTTATTATGAGATACGATCGTATAGCAAGAAATATGAGAGATTTCTGTAACCTCTATCACGACATGGAAAGCGCAGGATGCAACTTGATATCAGTGAGTCAGCAGATCGATACTTCCACGCCATACGGAAAGAACTTCATGTACCAGATGGCAAACATGGCAGAATTAGAATGGGCGGTTATATCTGAGCGATACAAAGACACTGCAGCTTATAAGATCCGTGAAGGGAAAGCTTACACTGGTAGAGTGCCTATAGGATTCAAAATAGAGAAAATAGATGGTGTAAAGAAAGTCGTACATGATAATGAGGAACAGACAAGGGCTATATTTGATTATTTGTTAGCAACCAAAAGCAAGCGAGGCACTGTTTTATGGGTTCGTGAAAACTTCATCCCAGATTTTACAAGGCACAAATTAGACACAATGATTAAATCAGATCTGTATATTGGAAAAGTAAGGGAGAATGACCATTTCTGTGAGCCTTATTTTACCAAAGAGCAAATGGAAGAAATAAGAAGTGTCAATCAGATAAAATACGCTCCGTCTGGTCATATATATTTATTCAGTGGATTATTCCGCTGTCCTATATGCGGCAGGAAAATGGCAAGTTTTTACAGCATAGACAGGAAGACCAAAAAGCACCGGCAATATCAAAGATGCTGGTTTGGTGGAAATGAGAAATTGCACAAAACAAAATTAGTGTCAGAAGCAAAAACAGAAAAATATCTTCTTGAAAATCTTGATGCAGCATTAAAAAATCTTGAATTTGATGTAAAAAAAGAAGCAGGTAAACCAAAGCGCAATTTGAATAAGAAACTTAATGATGCAATAGCGGAGCGTGACAGACTGAATTACCTTTTTGAAAAAGGAAGAATTGATATTCCAGAATACGAAAAGAAATACAGTGTCTTATCAGAAAAAATAAACTCCATAAATGAGGAGTTGTCAAACAACAAAGTTGTAAGGATTGAGGAATTTAAGAAGCAGATCCCGGAAGACTGGAAAGAACTTTACGAACAACTAGATCAAAAAGGAAAACAAGAATTTTGGCATAGAATAATAAAAGAAATTTATTTGAATGAAGCCTTTGAAATTACTGGCTTTATATTTTATATCTAGGACTTGTACTAAGTAACTATTTTCTAGCGGTTAACATTAATTAGTACAAGTCTATTAAAAATGGCGATTAGAAATTCTAACCGCCATTTATTTTACGCTTTTACAATCGCAGCGTCAAATCCTGCTGCTTTCAATTTTTCTTGCAAGGAAATAGCATTTGCTTTGTTGCGATACGCTCCGACCTGTACACGATAAATAGAATCTTTATCACCTACGCTTGTCTCTGATCCAGAAGTTGCAGCATCGTCATCAGATGTGTTATTGGATGGTTCAATGTACTGCTGTCCTGTAATTCCGTAAACAATCGCACTTGCCATGCTCTTATAATCATACAATGCTACATCGTCCTTATCATCCACAAAGCAACATTCAATCAGCATTGCCGGTGCTTTTGTTTTCCGGAGCACATACAGTTTCTTATTCGTTTTTACACCACGATTTTTAAATCCAAGCTTTGCAATCTCCATAGCTACGCTCTGCGCATAGTTTTTTGATTTGCTGTTATCGCTGTAAATATAAACCTCTGTTCCGGTTGTCTTTTCGTTTCCGTTCATATCTTTAGCACCTGCATTAAAGTGGATAGATACATCAAGATCAGCCACATGTGCATTGCATTTTCCTACGATGTTACAAAGCACGTTATTTGCACTTGTGCCATTGTCAACCGTACAGTCATACACGGTATGCCCGAGACCTTTTAACTGTCTGATAACCTCATTCTTTACATTTCTCGCTTCTGTTGATTCCCGGATGATTCCGATAGCTCCGCACGCTACTTTTCCGTCCGGGTTGTGTCCTGCATGTACGTTAATAACCATTCTTTTATTCCTCCTTCTTTTCAATATACTGCTTAAATAACTGGTGCAGTCCTGTGCTTGCCAGACCGCTGAATAATCCACTTAATAAAATAGGTGCTGTAACTGTCCATCTGTTAATCCAAATGGCTAAAAGCACACCTAATACCGCACAAATGGTAGGGATGTATTTATTATCCACATCCTTAATCCATTTTTTCACGACATAGCCTATACAAAGGCAAATGCCTACGATCACAGGCACCATAAATTCTGTTAAAAATCCCAAATCTGTCATGTTTAAATCCTCTCTTTCTGCTTCAAATGAAGCTCTTCAATTTCGTGTTTCATCTTTGTGACCATTCCATTGCCGCCCAACGCATGATAGGCATTGTACATTTCCATAAAATTCTGGTAGGCATAGGATGGAATTTCTTTGAGCGCCATGTATTTATCATGGTACTCGATCAGTTGTACTCGAAGCAAAAGCATCGTTCCTCTGCTATTCGCATCTCTGTCTGACTTCTGGTTTTTCAAAAGCCACACTATGTATCCCATTAATGCTGTCAGAACGATAGGCAAAGCAATCGTGTACGTTTCTTTTAACATCTCCATTGGATCATCTTCCTTTCTTTTGTATAATTCAATTATAATATTTCAGAATAATTTTTTGTTCCATTTTACTTCGCATAACCAGAGTTAAAATGCTGCAAAAATAGCATAAGAACTAGTGGTGTATGTGCCATTCTCAATTTTAATTGTTTGTCCTGCTTTTAATGGTACAGTTTTATCTACAATCACTAAACCAGCATTATCACCATTATTAGTGTAAGGATTAAAAACGGGTACATTATCAATATATATTTTTGTATTTTGACCACTTCCGTGTGCATATGCAGACACGTTTACAAAGCAATCTCTTGTTGCTGTATAAGTTACTGTTGCACCAGCGGCGATGGTTGTATAACTTTTTAAAATTGTGCTAACGTCAATAAACGATTTCACATGGTCAAGAGCACTTACTGAACCGGCACCTCCTGCTCCACTTCCAAAGTATTTATATAAAGTGCTATTATCTGCTGATATGGATCGTCGCTGTACGATACCCCAAACAGTACGGGCGTTACTATCTACATTTGAATCCGTAGACAGAACACCAGAAAACCAGTCTGCATTTGATGCAACTACATCAAACTCAACCGAATACATAGGAGCAATTTGCCCCATCAAATAATTTTTATTTATATAATCGCAGACAGTTTTTGCATCAGCCGCAAGGTTTGGCAGGACTAATCTAAGATACGTTTTCTTCGAATCATTTAAGTTAGTTAAACTCTGGGTGACTTCATTGAATTCGGCTTCAATTCTGTCCTCCAGATCATTCATATTGGCAGCATTAAAAGCATCACCCTCCTGCGAGATTGTTCCTTCATCCCTTGCAACTGTCACAAGATTTGTGCTGCCATCTTCCATCGTAATCAGTCTGCGGTTAATATACTCTGCAATTCGATTTTTCCATGTTTTCTTTGTAAATCCCATAATATGTCCTTTCTTCCTATAATAATAGTCCGGTATCATCTCCGGCATATATCTCTGATCCACAGTAATAATTGAAGTTGTTAAGTAAAATGCCATACACATCATCCAATATTTTCTCAATATCATTCATCTTCTGGTATGTATTGACTGGCATACTCGGTGTCTTCGGCGTGTCTCCATGAATCATGTACGCATTTCTGATAACCTCCGTGTTATTTATGACTGATATTAAAAATGTCTCATTTGGATGTTCTGGAACGTCTGCAACCGTAAGATTAAGTTCCAGAACATCTGATAATAACTTTGTGTTATTCTGGATTCTCTGCATATCTGATCGATTCAGTGCGCCTTTCATCCCGGCAAGCCATTCTGTTTTTTCGTCTACATTGAAATTATCCCATCCTTTCTGTAACAACTCCAACATGCGATCCACATCACTCTGTGACCGGTCCGTCACTGTCTGCATCCACACCAGCATAAGCAACCACCTCACTTTTCAGACGCTCATTTTCTTCTTTTAAAGCTTTGTTTTCCTTTGTGAGCTTCAGATTTTCTTTTCTAAGCTCGTCATAATAAGGATTAATTGGATTGTAATTCATCAGATCAGTACATCTCCTCCCGTATATAATTCAACTCCGGCGAAGTAATTTTCCGTAACAACTACTGAATACCCCCTGCACGTTGCCGTTGCGATAAATCCACCGGTCAAATCAAGCGTCTGGCTTTCAATCAATGTTGTCGATGTCTTGCCACCGATGGAATTTATATTCGCCCAATTTCCTACCTGCTCTAAGTCAACCAGGTACTTCATTCCCACCTTTTTTCTCAAGGCATGATAATCCAAAAGATAAGCGGCGATATCTGGTAATATATCAGCATTATAAATGGTGCATCCACTGTACTTCTTTATATTTTCTGTCTCTCCAGCTTCGATTTTATCCACACGTTTCTCATAAGAAAAAGTCGTGTTTGCATATTTAATACCTGTAATATGGCACTGTCCGGCATCCGGCATGTTAATGATGAGATAATTTGTTTTTACTTCTTTCAACGTGCCGGCACTTGCTGTGATGGATGATGGCAGATATGGGCTCGAAAAAGTGATCTTCGTATCTCCTGCCGGCAATGTTTTCTTATAAATATCAGATGTTTTTTCTTCCAATGCATAGTTTTTCATCTCAATATTCACACCAGAGATATATTTTTCAAGAGATACTTTCGTATTTCCATTAAATTTGCGATCCGTCCCGACAGTGGATTTCACATATCTGTCTGGCTTATAAACCTTAATGGTATCGCTCCGGCTGTCATCCGCAACCGCACCACACGCAAAGCATACCTGTTGTAATGCCTTACGGCACGACTGGATAGCTAAATAGCCGCTTAAAAGTATATTGCCGACTTCTTCATCAATCGTATATTTTGTGATTCCGGCAGTTGTAAATATCGCAATCAGCAGTACTTCTGCACGAACATTGTTATATACCTGTCCGTCATAAAATATATATTTATCCAGTAAACCGATTGTATCTATCAGCTTAAATTTTGAGATATTCTTTGCAAAAGAAAAATCGTCAATGAAAAAGGAACCCATCGGAATCATGTTTCCATCTTTATGCTCTGATAATGTGACTTCCTGCGTTTTCTGCACTGATTTCCATGCTCCGTTTTCGTTTTCTGCATCAAAATCATTATTTATATCAACAATTGAAATATCCGCTTCGTTGATAGATAAGGTTGCAGATGTCACATCAATGTCCTCCTGCACCTTGGCTGTCTGGATCATGTCTTTATCCCACACAATATATTTTCCGTATAAAATGTACTGAAGCTTAATATATCTCTGTGGAAAGCTTGTTCTTACAAATTCAATCTCGATTTTTCCGTAATTCTGCACCTGATTATTGCAAACATAAATAAGGCTGTCCGGGTAAAATGTTTCTGTGATTAATTTTGTACCGGCGATTGTATACCATGTGATTTTCAACTCTGCTGGTGGCTCATCTTCAAAATAAAGTGTGATCGCTGCGGACGTGTGCTGCTCTTGGAACGTGACTGTAATCTTAGGATCTGTTTCAAAAGTACAATCTTCCTTCGATAACGCATCATTCCAAAATGCAATGTCTTTCGGATTTTCCGTCAATACGCTTTTACTTCCATCTAGCACAAATTGGTTCAGTTCAAAAGTCCCATAACTTTTCTGTTCCGTCTGTTCTGCAAATAACTCTATTGAACCTATGCCCTGGTTATCATCTGTCGTGACCGAAGCATCCGCAAGTGCGGTAACATCTATAAATTTCATTTCTGCCCTGCAATATGTTCTCATAAATGCCCCCTTACGGTGTCTTAAATGGTTTTTTACTCGTCATTTTCCAAGACAAGCCTTTATACTGCGCTCCGTTGTCCAATACCTTTTCCACTTCATCTTTAATAGATGAAAAATACCCATAAAAATCAAACTGCTTGCTTGCATCCGGTAGTAATACATGATGGAATCTGTTATCGCAATCCGTGATATGATCTATCAGCCTGTCATACATTTCTGCATCATCGATCGTTCCAATTGAGATTGTATAATTCTTATAAAGTCCGATGCTCTCGATTTTAATGTCGCCGTCCTCTGTCCTCTCTGCATACTTTTCCAGAAAGTCCAGTGTCCTCTGGATAGACACCAGAGGGATATTATATGTAATTCCATCAATGATAAGTCCTTGCGTGTACTTATGTTTCATCTTATCCCTCCGCTATCCCAAGTCTTATTTCTTCGTCCTGCAAATATGGTAGATTAATTCTTGCGAACTCTTTACCATCCACCTCCAGTACTACTGTCTTTGCACCGCTGTAGTCCGGCATTTTGCTTGCAAGCTTTGATGCAAGGTCGTCCATCCAGCCGGTATTATTTTCAAGCGGCAGGACAGCTTCTCTTCCGGCTTCTCCGATTTTTGCGATTGTTGCTCCGGTTGTTATTCCTCCGTTAGCTAAATAAGGTATGTTAATAGGTTGGATTTTTTGTAAATTAAATCCTCCGAATTGTTTGCCACCTAATCCGGGTACCCAATCAGGAACAGTAAAACTAATTTTGTTAATTGCTTCTATGCAGGCATTTATAACACCGCATATAGCATTGTATACAGTGTTTAGAGCGCCTATCAGTAGATTGACCGATGCTTTCAAACTTCCCACTATAACATCCCAAACACCAATAAAGAATTTTTTTATACCATTCCATATTTTTTTCCAATTTAATGTAAATACGCCTTCAAGGAAATCTAAAACACCTTGGAATATCTCTTGTAATCCTTCGCCTATTTGTTTGAAATTTTCCCAAAGCTCCATTCCCCATTCTTTTATGGGTTCCCATACGGTTTGTTTAAAATTTTCCCAATCCGCTGCTATTATAAGCACTAAACCTGCTATCAATGCTGCTATAGCTGCAACTACTGCACCAACGATACCTACCAATGCAAGAAAAACACCAGAAACAATTAATATTCCATTTTTTAGATTTACTCCATTATTTATCAAATCCGCAATTCCTGCTGATATTAAAAGGATTCCAGCAACTACACTGGCTGCAACTGCTCCAAATGCCATAAACGTTCCGACTACCAAGCCAAAAGCAGAAACTAATAATAAGCACGTATTTTGTGCATTTAATCCGTTTTCTTTTATGTCATTAAGTGCAGTTATTAATCCTGCAATAGAAATGACTATCAGAGCAATACCGGCTACCATCGGGCCAAATAAAGCATATAATCCACCGACTGCAAGAGAAGTACCAACGATATAGCCTATTAAATTCTCCCAATCAACACCATTCTTCCACATGTCGAACAGGCTATATATAGTCAATGCAAATCCTGCAATAACAACAAGCCATGAAACAATTGTTCCAAGAATTGAACTCATTGCCAATAAATCTGTCAGAAAACTAGCAATTTTCCATGTCAATAAAGCAGCTGCAATCGCTAAGACAATTGGAAGTATTGCTTCAAATAATTTTTTTACATTTTTTACCCACTCAAAATCCTTTTGGGTTAATGGTACTTCTTCATAGCCGCTACCAGATGCTCCAGATGAGCCACCACTACCGCTTCCAGAATCATTTTTCTGCAATACATTCAAGTCATCAAAAGCCGCCAATGCTCCAGCCGCTTTTTTGGCAGAACCGGCTGGTTTATCAAGAGATGCCGCATAGTCTACCTGCTGCTTTTTTGCCTTTGTCCAAGTGCTTTTTCCGCTTATAGCCGCAATAAATCTATTCATGGAATTAATGGCATTTGTAAGCCATGTGCATAAAGTTACGATTGCTGGTGTCAATGCAGATATGATAGGTGCTGTCAATGCTCCAATAGAATTTTTCAATGTAGCCGATGCACTTGCCATTTCAGACATTTTTCCATTAAATTCAGAAGAATACTTCGCCATGTTCTGTATACCTTCTGTAAATGCCTTGGATATGGTCTGAGATACTTTCATAACCGCACCGAATATTGCAAAACTAACTACGGTCTGCTTTATTCGTTTCGCCATGTCAGATATTAAGCCAGAGGATTTTTTTGCTGATTTTCCTACTTTTTCAATGTCTTTTGCACCAGCACCAATAGATTTCTCATTGGCAACTGTTTCTCTCATCTTCTGATTAAGGACTTCCTGTTTGCTCTGTACATCAAGAAGCTTTTCAGATACTTTGCTATATTCCTCTGTAGTTGTAGGATCTATAAAAGCAGTTCCTAAAGATTCCATTTCTTCAAGCTCGCCTTTTGCATATTTAATTGAGTTTGTTAATTTCTCAACGTCGTATTGCATTCTTTTAAAGGTTGTGCTTTCACTGCTTCCACCTGTTTCTAAGAATTTATCCATTCTGTCAGTAAGTTTACCAAGAGAAGCAGTATCTTTTTCTATCTGCATCTGCACAACCTTATATTCCTCTGTTGGAATCTTCTGACTTGCCAGATCTTTCAGTGTCTTGGAAAACTTATCAGCTTCTCTTGCAAGCTTCTGAAACTGTGATTCCATCTGCATAAGCTTACTTGATGCTTCTCCATTTTCAATCAACGTTTTTATTCTGATTTCGCCATCATATTCAGCCATGCTAAAACCCTCATTTCTTAAACTGTTTCAATGCTTCCTGTTCTGTTTCTTTCTGCTTTCTTATTTCTTCCATCATGCGATCATAATCGTCTATCTTTTCTTTTTCTTCGCTGGTATACTCTTTTTCTGACTGTTCCAGAGCATATATATTTTGTGCGTTTCTGATTGCATCTTTTTCCTTGGAACTCATGTTATTTTCAATCTGCTTTTGTCGGATCTCAATTACCTCCACAAGAGAAGATAATCTTCTTGGCATATTCCAGATCAAGCCATTAAATTTCCACCAGTGCATATCTGCTACGGACAAATCAATACCGTATATCTGCAAAAAATCTGCATATATTCTCCATTGATCTACATCATAGTCAATAAAACGCTTTGTATTCTTGCTACTGCCTGCATTATCGTGATGCCATCCATTTAAATACCAAGAAATACATTCATCTAACTCATGGTACTGTGGATGGTCTCTAAGCTCTCCGTATTCATCAGAGAACATAAGATAAAGAATAGCATTTGTTTTCTCGTACTTATTTATTTCTTTGTCATATTGCAAAGTATAAATCTGCATACCTATGCGGAAATCGGTATTTACTTTGTATCCGTTCCATTCAGTAGGCAAATTGTCCAGCATGACATTGTTCATTATTTTGCCCCACGTCTTCTTACATTGTATCTGTTCTGCACCTGTTCAAAACGTTTATTGAAAAGCTTATTCATAACAGGGATAACCTGCTCTACAAACTCCACAATTGCAAGTTCATCCGGGACAATATCTCCGTAAATCTGTTTCATGGCATCTTCGCCAAACAACCCATCTATACTTTCCGTAATCTGCTTAAGATATTTTACACGAATGCTGTTCAGTTCTAATGCTGCATCCACATTCATATCATCCACATTCATATCGTCTTTGTGGTTATTTCTCCATTCGGCGGCTTCTTTTTCACAGTTCTGAGATATATTATTTAATTTATCAATTACACCTGCAAACTTCTTAGCTGTGTCTGCATTCGCTGTATCTACTGTTATAACTGTAATAAGATCTCCGTCTTCGTCTTTTATTGCAATTTTTTTTATGCCACTGCTTAATTTAATTTCTTCCATTTTTAACATCCTTTCCTAATGTGGGACACCAAGGAAAGGTAGGCATCCCACATATGCTAATTTTTAATTAACACCTATGAAACTGGGTAATCTTCATCCAAAGCCAAAGCGCTTACTTTAGGCGCCCATGTGAACGATCCATCACCAGCAATAGTGATTGTTCCAAGTTCTACATCTCCATTTCCATTAATCTGGACTGTAGACTTTAAGATATCACCACCTGATCCACCAGTGCTTGATGCACATACAGTTACTGGGACACGGATACAATCGCCGGATCCGCTTGTAATATCAGCTTTAAAGAAGCGATAATAATATGTCTCGCACTGATCTCCTGTTGGAAGTTTTTTAAAAACATCATTAAACACTGTCTGCATTTCATCTGACAAATGTTCTCTTTCTGGAGACATTGAAAATGCATACCCTTTTACAGAGTTGCTTGCATTTTTCATGTTTACGTACTGTGTGCTTTCTGTGTTAGGTCCCCAGTCTTCAGAAAGCTCTGTGAAACCATCACCCATTTCAGCAAGCTTTTCACTTTTTCCACCCATAAGGCTTCCAATATCCAAAAGTGAGACCATGTTAGTTCTGTCTTTTGCCATGAGTATTCCTCCTATTTTTTATAAAAATATTTAAGCTGCATATTAATTGCTAATTCTGTTGTTTTCCCATCTGCTGTACCGCAAAATACATCCGATGTGCGGTTGATTTGTTCTACAACAAAATTTTTATCTTTTAATGTAAATTCTCCACTTTCAAGGAACTTTGCAATATTTTCAAGCAGATTGCTTGCTGCAATATTATCCTTGTTTGTTGTTGGATTGCTTTTGTATACGATCTGGAACGTCATTTGTCCGACATAAGAACCGCTGACATATTTTTTCAAATAAACAGGATCCTGCGCCGGAAAAACTCCAATAGACTGAGTATCTTTTATGCTGTTCCATAAGATTGTTGAATTTGATGGTTTGAAACCGGGCGGAAAATTTGGATAACTATTTATCATATCAAGGATAGCTCTTTGAGCAGTTTCTGCATCTGATACAAGCATTATTTTTGGCTTTTCATCCAAATCATTTACCTCCAATCTCAAACCTTGGTATAAGGCTGTAAACACCGATAGTATTCACTTTGTAGCAATTCCCTTTTTCATTTACCATGTACTGGAAGAATTTACCCGGATAATCGTCTGAATTAATTAATCCAACCGGCAATTCCCTATCAATGAGAAGTTCATCTTTTTTTGCAATCACTACGAAGTCAAAATCATTACTTCTTAAAGTGAAATGCTTTAGCTTTTCTTCTTCGCTCATGTTCTCCCAGTCTGGTGGATTAGCATAATTCAATGTGCCGTCATTCGGGATTTTTACAAGAAAACTATCTGCATCTTTCATTCCAGATTTACTTATGTTCTCTGCCTGTGTAAGCTCGATTCTTACATTTTCAAATAGAGTACCGAAATAATATTCAGTTTCTAAAGTGTCGTTGTAATGCCTGTTATATAAAACCACGGCATCTTTATATCCGATTCCCATAAGCTAAACTCCCATGTACAAAAGGTTTTCATGCCTTGAATCAACCATTCCGGTTAGGTAATTTGATGCAATATCGTAGCACTTACTATTAAGTGCCATTTCTGATTTTGCAATCTCTACCAATGTCGAAGAAGATGCTCCGGCATCATAAGATACTGATTCACTTCCAGAAGTCATGCTCTTAATCATTTTCCCTTTTACAGTTCCGTCCGTATTTGTAATAACACCAAAGTTATTAACTGCCGCAGAGTACTCAGATACATTCTTTAGCAATTCAGCTATTTCGCAGGTGCAATCTTTGATATTATCCCACCATACATCCTCTGATTCTGGCTGAGGATAAAACACAATCCTGTTTGATGTGATCGCATTGATTCTTCTTTCTGCTTTTCTTTCATATGGAGCAAAGTCTTCTTCGCTTTCGAACAAACTTCCACCATATTTAGTTTGGTAATATTCAAAATCTACATATGACATTGCTCCACACTCCTTATTGCTGTGATAAGATTTCGCTGATAATATCAGCTTTCTTTGTTGCGGTCAGTGAATACCCTTTACTCTCTGCCAGTGCCTTAATTTCTGCAACTGTAAGAGAGTTTAAGTATTCTTCCGTGAGTTCCCCACTAGCATTTACCGCCTGTGTAGTGGGAACTATTCCCCCGGTGTGATTGAAACGTTAGCTACTGCATCAATGTACTCTGCAAAAAGTACAAATCCTAACAGTGCATAATTTACGCTGGTTGCACGATCGTAATCGCCTTTTACCTTAAATCCGATAAGGTTTGTCTCTCCACTAACTGTGTAAGAAAGACCGGCTTTCTCAAAATCTGCGTCAGATGGATCTACATAGTAAGCAACGATGTTGTTTACGGCTGTTGCCAGAACTTTTCCGGCTGGGATTTCGTTGTCAGAGCAAAGGATCATAATGTCTGCTCCGAGGAATTCCTTGACATAGGTAAGTCCGAAGGCTGTCTGCAAAGTAATTTGTGAATTTCCAAGATAATCATATAAATCCATCATATTTACAAATACTGCAACTCCTGTAGCAGTTCTGTGCATTGACTTGAACTTATTCTTGACAGATCCAATAGCTTTAGCTATAGCCATCTGGAATGTTTTTGCAGTGTTTGTAAGTGTACCAGTTTTCAGATAGTTGTAGAATTTTGTTGTAATTCCATCCTGCAGGTCTGTCTTGAACTCTTCATCTGTCATTCCACAAGCTGCTTCATATCCATGATCCTTGATAGCTTCGATAGAAACTTCTTTTGCATATTTTTCAAGAGTAATCTCTGCATAAGGTTTTTCTTTTACATCGTAATGTGTTCTTGGAATCACATCGCCTTCTGCTACAGTCCCACTCTCTAACGTTCCTTCTGCATATTTGCTTTTAAGAACAGTTCCCGGATTTTTTTTAATTGCTCTTGAAATTCCAAGAATTTCTCTTAAAGCTTCCCAGTTTCTTTCAAAAGATGTAACAAAATCAATTTCCCTTGCCGTTACATCAATGTCTCCTGTTACAATCAGTCCTGCGTTTGCTGCAAAAAACTGCAAATTTGTGTTCATCGTTAATCTGTTTTTGTTCATATAAAACTCCTTTACTGTTGGAATAAAGAAATGTTTTCGGCAATTGCTTTCTGACGTTCTGATCTATCTTTGATAGATAAAATGCTCTCTCTTGTTGTAGGCTTATCACCACCAGAATTATTTTCATTCGGTTTTGTGAAATACGCATGTGGAGTCTGCTGATTCTGCTTATTTACAAATGCATTTGCATCTGTCTTTTTAGCTTCCTCAATAAGATCACTGAACCCTATCAGCTTTCCATTTCTCACGCTTACGCCTTTGGAAATGTCTTCCATAATGGCTTTCTTTGCAGATTCTGAAGTAAACTCGATTTCCGCAAATGCTTCTTTCAAAAGTTCATCCTTCTCATGCTCTGCGATTTTGGCTTCATAATCTTTTTTGGAATCCTCTGCCTGTCTCTTCCAGTCATCACGCTCTTTTAAAATGTCTTCCGGGCTTTTTCCATCCAACCCTTCAAGCATTTTCTCTGCTGATTCTGCCCGGTTTTTCCACTGTTCGGATTCTGATGAAGCTTTTTTAACTTTGTCTTCCATTTCTTCTTTGGAATACAGCTCTTCACCCATACTCTTTTTAAGAGATTCTTTCTGTTCGTCTGAAATTTCAATTCCGAGTTTCTTTAATTCTTTTGCTACGTTTACCATGTTTCTACCTCTTTCTTTCCAAGTTGTTACTCCGGTCAGTCCGGCACGAATGAGTTGCTATTTACTCCATAGCTGGCAATTGGGAATGAAGGAATCGAACCCTCGACAACCCGGATATAAGCCGTGTCTTCTTCCACTGAATTAATTCCCAAAAATAAAAAAGCACGCCCAAAATAGGACGTGCCATGCATCATCCCATAATTATTCTAGGTTAGCGAACAGAATCCCTTTTTCTGTCCGGTACTTTTAATATTCTTTTCAATATATATTTTAACTTATTTTAAACAACTTTTTGTACCATTTTAAAAAGGGCAGATTGCTCCACCCCTTTTTGCTATTTCCCACCGAAATACCTTCTAAGTACTTCTTTTTCTTCTTCCACAATGCAATCCTTTCTTAATCTGTTGCACTGGTCGTATATATACTTTCCGTACTCTTCTAATTTGGCTATCATTGCATTTTTATTTTCCAATGTAGGATTTTTAATGTATTCTTTTTTAAGCCCTATATAGTCCTCATACTGCTTTATAACGTCCATTTTCAATTACCCCATTCAAAATATCATCTGCTATGCCAACGACTTCTTTTCCATAAAGAGACAGAAAATCCGCTACGATTTCCTCTACATCTATTGGAATGTGGCAGTCATATGAAAATGAAGCGCAGTGTACCAACTCATGAGATAGAACTTTCTCTAACAGACTTCCGCTTAATGCATTTGACAAATAAACCGTTCGTGTACTCCAATCTGTAACACCAAGTGTAATTGTTCCATCTGAACGCATCAAGCATTCACTATTAGGATTTACATATAAAATATTCCATTCAACATCATTGATTTTAAACACTGCGCTCACCTCTTAGATTTTCTGTAACATCATCTGTAATTCATTTCTCCACATCTGCTTTTCTTCCGGAGCTGCATCTGATGTCATTTCAGTAATATCCATCTGCATATCTCGCAAGTAATCTTTTCTTGCTTTTGCACGCTCTTTTTTATCTTCCTCTGAATTTCCATGATGGTTTTCTCTGGTCTCCATATAAGTACGTCTGGAAATACCGGCTTTTCCCTCTCTGGAATCCCTCGGATATGAACTATCTCCCATCATTCCGGTATCTGTATACATCCTTTTCAGGTCTTTCTTATCCATGTCTCTCATGTGCTCTGCATCTTCGTAATCATCCGGGTACATGTGATAATATGGGGGTTCATCATATCCTCTTCGTTTTCCTCTGCCTTTCGGTGCAAATCTTCCATCAGCATAACGATACCGGTCGTAATATCTTCGGTCATCCCCATACTCTAAAAGCTTTTCCATGATATCTGCTTCGTCCGCTTCGTTCATTGCCTTAGTAATTGTGGCATGATACTCTGCTTCTGACAGATCCTTTATCATGTCGATCACTTCTCCCATTTCTTCTGTATTGACATTCTCAATCCCTTTTTCAATCTCACATAAGGATTTTTCAGCAAGGCATTCAAGCATTTTATGGATTCTTTCAATATGCATATACTAAGCCTCCCTTACTACGATCAAATTACTGTTCTGTACCTCGATAGTCTGTCCGGATGTATTCTGAACCGCTATTGCGCTGCAGCATCCACAAGGAACATCTACATAAACCTGTGCAGATACATTGAATAAGTTTTCTACTGCCGCAGGTGTCACAATCATTCTTGTAGACTGTAAGGGTTCTCCGTCAATTGCGATTGCAAGAGAAATAGCTTCCACCGTTCCACCGGTTGGGATCTGGATATTTCCGCTATAAGATACAAGAAATCTTGCTTTGCACTGGTTTGTGATTCCTCTTAATTTAACTACTCCGCTTCCATGTCTGTGAACGATACATTTTGTTCCGCAAACCGGTGTCTCAGTAAATGCGACATCTTCTCCTTGCAGGACAGTCTGTAAAGCATTGGCTGTAAATTCTGACATAATATTTTCCTCTCTTTCAAAAATATAAGGGCAAACATTAAAGTCTGCCCTTTGTGTTTAAGTAATACTGCTATGCAGACATAATCTTGTCGATTAAGATACTTTAATTATTCAGTTGTCTAACATCCGCATCCAGTATTGCAACCACATCCATACGGAATGTATGTGTTAGGGTTTGGCACCTGGTATGCCGGAATTGGTGATGGATTAACAGCGTTGATAATATGATTTGTCTGTGCTGTCATAGCGGTAGTCAAAAGTGCGTTCTGTCTATCCTGTGATGCTGCAAGTCTCAAATCATTATTTTCTGCCTGCAACGTTGCGATCTTATCCTGGCATAAGTAGTCAAGTATCGCTCTTGTTCCGGCATTCTGGCTGTCGATAATATCTCTCGTGTTGTTGTTCATGGTGTTCTGTAATGCGCAAGTGTTCTGCGCCATGTTGAAGTTTACACCCTGGATAGCTTCACGAGTTTCGCAGCAGCAATTTGCAAGCTGAGACTGAATAGCATTTGCATTCTGCATTCCTGCTACTGTGTCCGCATTAATTGCCTGCTGAATGGTGTTAAATCCTGTCAGCATTCCGTTGTTTACTGCATAAAAGCCATCACAAAGACCATTTGTAATGCCATCAAGCTTACTTATGACTGCTGAATTGTCAAATCCTCTCTGGATATCAGCCTGTGTAGCCGCAGTTGCGGTATAACCGCCACCACCATTACCACCGAATCCATAACCGCCCCATCCACCGAATAAGGCAAAGAGGATAATGAGAACCCACCAACCACCATCGCCCCATGCACCATCATTACGGTTTCCACCAGTAACGGCGGCAATGTCCGCTAAACTTGGAGATGAATTAAACATATGTGTTCCTCCTAATAAAATTTATTTATACATAATCTTGCAAGAATAGTATCAATGTTTAAACTGGCTCATGATTTCTTCCGGGTTTAGACCTTTTTCTTTGCACAAATTTCTGGCAAGCTGTTCCAGCCCTTTACTGTCTCCACGGTTCATCATGTCGAATGTATTTTTCATGATCGGATTATTTGAAAATTGAGAGTTGCTCATCATTTGACTTAATATCATCTTAGGGTTTCCACCGCACTGGATCATCTGCATTAAATTCATTCAGAATCGCTCTCTTTCTTTGCTCTGGTAGTCCTCTGGGACTGAGTTATTTTAGCTTCTATCTGGTCTAATCGCTCCATTATCGGGGCAAACAATGTTGTCGTGTCTTCTTTCGGTAATTCGTTCTGTTTTCCGTCTATCTTCGGTTTATATGTAACTGTCTGAATAAGTCCATTAGCACTCCACGATTTTATATAAACTTCTGATCCATCTGCTTTCGGGAAAATGGCAAATGGTGCATTCATGGGAACGTCATTCGCTGTGACTTCCTCAACAGAATTAACCATTCTTCCACAAAGTCCAGCTTGTTGCGGCATGATCTGTTGTGGGAATTGCTGTTGAATCTGTTGTGGTTGTTGATATTGAGGATAAGAATACTGGTTATATCTCTGATACTCGTACATAATAAACCTCTCTTTCTATCTTCATTTTATTATGAACAGCACAATTGAACCACCCCAGCAAAACCCCATTAAAAGGACACAAAAAAGACACCCTTAACGGATGCCTTTAATGAGGAGAAAGTTATGTGAAATGTTGTCCAGTTACCTTAAGAATTTTATGTTGCATTTTTACGTTGATACGTCCTGCTGTCTTCGTTGAAACATGCATAATTTCTGCACATTCTTCCAAAGACTTTTCTTTCTTCCGTAAATCAAAGAGCGTTTCTTCTGTCGGTGTGAAATCACACAATTCTTTTATATGCTCTTTTTCTTCTTTGGTAAAGCACGTAACAATGTTTTTCATTTGCTTTACCTCATTTGGGGGAGTTTCCGGCTATGACGGTGAGTTGTTATCTCGCTTGAATTCCACTGCATTAATTAAAGAAAGGTGGATAACCAAGTATGTATGGTTAACACGTTATTATAATAACATATTATTCCATTTTCGTTGTACCATTTTTTTTAATTTTATTTTTATAAGCCGTTGCGCGTCCATTTGCAATCGCAGACTGTTTTTTATTAAATCCAGAAACTTTCGTTCTATCGCCTTGCAATTGAAGATCGTTATTCTTACAGAATAATTGAAGCCTTTTATTCTGCATTCGCAGTTTATATGTCAGTTTATCATATTGAGGTTGCAAGATCTCTTTTACATCTGTTTCGGCAATCATATCAAGTTCCTGTTTCTTGGTCATAATTTCACGCTTTGTTTTACGAATTTCTCTTTCAAGTAATCTCTGCTTCTGCTGCAAATCATAAAGTTTTTGGCTTTCATCTGCATTTATATTCACATTTCCGTTTTCATCAAGGTACTTATTTACCATGTCTTTCCGCCACGGGCCATGTGAATGTCTGCAATTGTATCCGTGAAGTCCTAAGAGATTTACAACAGTTCCCGTTCCGGTTTTAGGGTCTATGGTATAACCTGTGCTTTCAAGAAGATTCGGAAATCCTGGTTCGCTCCCAATTATTTTATATGCTTTTCCTTGCCAGTGATCGTGAGATGAAATCCCTGTTGGATTCTTTTTATCATATCTGGCGCCTGGATGCGCTGATACTAGAACATACTCTATTTTATTTTGGGCAATGTAAATGTTTGTCACCTGTGCCGCTGTCTGGTTCATTGATGTGACAACACAGCACCTTACTGCCGCTTCAAGAGAACGCTTCGTTCCGGTAGGGTATTCTACCATAACACCAGATTCTGCATATCTGTCCAGAACCTCGCAGACTGCGCTACTGTAAGACTGCATTCCAGATGCAACTCTATAATCAACCTCATTCAGCATATTGAGCAAGTCTTTCTGTGTCTGGTTAATGGTTGTCTTTGTCAAATTATCAAGTTCACCAGATGTCTTTATTAACTCTGCATTCATTGCCAGAATTGCCATATTATTTTTTAGCGGAGATATAATATCAGATGCTGATATCTGCGTCAAGACTTCCTTATCATCTGAGAATGATGTCATAACACTATCCCTTAATAATCTGCGAACCTCATTTCTTGATTTTCCAGACATTTCAGATATTCTTTTTACAATCTCTGTGTTATGCAGTCCCATCTGTTGGAGTTTCCACAATTCTCGGTCGGAAGTTCCTGACAATTCACCGGATTTTATCAATCGTGTTGCAATGTCTGATATAATCCAATTTTCAAGATCCTGATACATCTCAACCAGTTTATCAGTTTTTCCGTAAAAGTAATCCGGTTTAAGCATTATCCTTTTCCAACCTCTCTTTTAACAAGATCAATCCACTGCTTACCGTGATTTTCTTTTGCAGTTTCAAACCATCGTTTACCTGTTCCCGGTGTGTGATATTTTAATTCTGTTCCTGTTGGATACTTCTTTTCTCCATGATTCGCCCATGATCTACCGTCTGACGTCAAATAAAGTTCACCAACGTACTGATAATGCGCATATGGTGTATCTACTGTAATTAATCCGGGTTCTTTTATCTGCGTCTTGTTTCTCAAATCGCCCTGCTGCATAGGTGTGTATTTTCTCATGTCGTTTACAACCTGCTCATCAAGGACATTCTGCGCATTTCTTAAATTTTCATCTATTCGCTTAGTATCAAGCTTAATATTAAAGCTTCCAATGACTTTATTATATTTTATATTAACGCATCCCTTTCTATTACTTATCTAAATAAAACTTAATTGTCTCTATCACAGTCTTTTTCTGAAGCTTTATTTGAATCATCTCCGCCGGTTCAGGTTCAGGGATAATATATCCACCTTTTAAAATACCATTTATAGAAAGTTTCGGTATCCCTTGAATTATTTTACTCCTCTCCAAATAGACCACCGCTGTTCCTTTCCGCATCTTCCTGCGCTCTCTCTGCAAACATGGCATCTACTTCATCATCATTAAATCCCTCGTATTCCTTAAGGTATTTACGCTTAGAATAAATACCTTGAATCATTAAATTATATGCTCTTGATCTGTCCTGCTCAAAGCTTGCAAGCAAATCTTTAAAATAGAATATATCTTCGTCTGGTACATCATCATCCAGTGCATCCACATAGCCGGCAGGTATTCCGTAAAGGTCACAGAATACGTTAATTGCATAAATGAGATTTTTCAACGCTGTTTTTATGCATTTTCGAATATCGTTAATCGTTTCTACCGTCTCATTGTCATCGCTCTCAACCTGTGTTGCTGTCAATCTTCCAGATTTTCTATCAAGGATAAACTGCCCTTGTGAGAATCCGCATTTTGTCGAGATCATAGATAGAACGCTGTTAATGTCTGTGATTCTGTCAGAAGTAAGCATGGTCGGGACGTGTTCATCGATCGTACTTTTTGAATCAAGCCCCAATTTCAAGCCTTTAACGAACCGAGGAAGCTCTACTGTTGAGGCACGGATGCCGCCTTTTCCCTGTTTTGTCAGCGCATTCTCATCAATGAAAGTAATGTGCTGTGAATCCTCAACCTCGTTTCCTTTTTTACTCCATGCTATATCCAGATCTCTAAGCTCCATGAGCGCATTTGAGAAAATAGAGACACCTTCAGGGGATGAGTAGTCGATCGTATTGTTGAATGGGGTTTTCAAATAGGCGAATAGTGGCTTTTCTACGTTCATAATGTGAACAACTTCATCGATTGAAGACCACTCTGGAACGTCATGCAGTTCTATCTTTTTACCAAGTGAGTTACTGCTGTTTGACTTGAACGCTCTGTTCTGGATCTCGTACACGTTCATCTCTTCGCCCTCTTTATTTTTTGAGGTCGTGAAATGATGGTATTCAAGCCGGTAGTAGTACACTTTATCTTTTAAAAGTCGATTAATGAAAATGCATCCTCTGATATCTCCGTTGCTGGTCTTTTCTGTGATTGCGAAATCCCACGGCATAATATAATCGATCATGTTGTCTGGGTTCATTGAACCGTTTGGTTTTAAAATTATACCACCAACTCCGAGCATATCTTCGACTTTGTCTCTGATAGAAGTGTCAACCATTGCCCTGATGCACTTATTAATAAAATCAGCTCTCTCTGATCCAGTAATGCTCACTGACAAATCCATACACGCTTTCTTCGCTGTGTACTGGCAGAGAAATTTTGCAAAATTTATTGTCCTGATGTCTTTATTTTTCGGATCCACCCAAAAAGGACTCCCATTAATGATGTCGTTCCATTTCTGCTGTGAGTTTTCAATCTCCGGAGAAGTGATAAACTCGACATTAAATTCTTTCTCTGCATCTGTTCTAAAAAACTTCATGACAAACCCCTTTACTCTTGTGAATATGTTCATACGTTATCACCTATAAAATCATAGTAAATGCATTATCTTTCAGAAAAATTCCGTGATTTGTCTCGGTAAATACTGGCTCTGTACCTTCGTATACTTTCAAGTCAACATCCTTCCGAAGAATATCATCTTTGCTATTATCTGAAATACACGCAAGCACTTCTCTTGTATCTTTTTCAACTACAACATAATATTTCATGCAACCACCGCCTTAAATTCCAATCTGTTCAAATGCCACACTAATTTTGTGCCACTGAATAGCAAACCAATCCACTAATTCTTCATTATTCGCCCAACTGCAGCTATCAAGACCGGACTCATACAAAAATGCGTGGATCAATTCATGCCTTTTGACAGATTTTTTATATTCTTCCATGTTCCCCTTTGAATTAATATCTGTGTCTTCCATTCTGTCGATTACACATGTTTTTGTACTGCTATCACAATATCCGTCTTTGCCGGTAAGTTTTGGGTCTTCATTCTCCGTAGCTTCATTTATTGTGTATTCGGTTCCCAGTACGTTAATCTTCATATTCTTCTTCCTCCTCATCTTCCTCATCATCATAAAGACCGTCATTCCTTCGGCTGGTCATGATAATTCTGTTCAATGCATAAATGTTTGCCATGATCGTATCCTCTTCTAAAGTTGGGTATGCATCTGAAAATGAACCATCTGGGAGCTGTTCATGTTCTGCCTTTTTAAACTCGCTTTCGGTGTTCGGGCAACGCTCCGGATCAATCACGATCTTATTACATCGCTGAAGCCACTCCCAACAGTAATCCCTTCCTTTTCCGCTTCCCCATCTTTTCTTTGCACCGATCGCATTAAATCCCCAGTCCTGCATCTCTGCTATTCCGTCCGGTCTGGCAGAATCGCATATAATCTCGACATTCATAAACTTCTTTATCTTTCTGGCAAATGTAGAGTTTTTACACTTTTTAGAATACACTTCGCCAAAAATATAAAGAGTATCCGTCTCGTAATCGTAATAATTCTGACTGAACACCTGTGGGTGTGTGTATCCGAAGTCCAATCCGTGGTTTACTGTATCGAATGTCATTAACTCTTCATCCGATATTTTTCGGATTTCTAAGTTATCGAAGATGCCTCCGCCTGTTCCAGTGACTTCTCCTAAGTAGTTATTTTTATAATATAATGGTTTATGAATCCTAAACCACTCCGCACGTTCGAAGAATCGTTTTCCTAACCATTTCACTGGGACATTATAATAATAGCTGTGACAGATCCGTGTCTGTGGCTTATTTTTACATTCTTCAGTGTACTCATTCATAAAGTTATTTTTTGACTTCGGAGGATTGAAGATTTTTATGTCAAGCGCCGGTGTATCTGCTCGCAGAAATGTATCTTCAATGTTATCCATCTGCTCCACGCCTGCCATCTCGTCGCACTCCTCATGAATTAAAAGCTTTACATATCCGAATGGCACGTTGAACGATTTTAAACTGATAGGCTTATCTGCTCCGGCAAACATGACCATTTGCCCGGTCGGTTTATAAACCGCACACATTGGGGATTGTTTAAAATCCCAGTTATCCAGATCCTGATATCTTATGACCGTTTTCATAAACTGATTATATACCGAGCTTCTTAAGTCGACTTTAAATCTTCTGGTGTATACGACATGCGCCTGTGGATCCTGTCTGATCGTCTCATATGCAAGATTCCCCCAAAAATTGGACTTAATAGAACCACGCCCACCCTTCGATATGATCTCGTGTATGTCTATCTCTCCGGCAAAAGCTTCATGCACTGTCCGGTATATCTCCACAAAGTCTGATGTAATGTCCGTGATCGGGATCGTCCAGAGTGCCGATTTCTCTCGCTTTTCCTTTTCCTCTCGCTCGATCTTCTGCTTTTCTGCTATGGTCAGTGCCTTTTCCAAACCGTCCATTGCCTTAAGCTGATCGGAGAAGTCTGGGGCGAATCCGAGACCGTCCACAACTTCGCCCTTTGCAATTTTACTTCTTCGCTCCTGGATTTCTGCAAGCGACATTATATCCCGGTGCTGTTCTTTCTCGATGCGCTCGGTCTGCTTGGCTATATATTCGGAAACGCTAACATTTGCTAGCAATCGAGCCGCCCCTGCGTTAGCTCCATTTTTACTATATCCTGCCTTTATGAACGCCTGTGTGGCATTTCCGCCATTCTTTATATACTCATCTGCAAATGCTTTTTGTTTCGGTGTGAGTTCTCCCTTCATCCGCTCACCGCCTTATAAATATCAATCAAGCAGAAAATAACATCTGTGATAGATGCCGTTTTGAGAATCTCATAATCTTCCGTTTTCCATTCTTGTCTATTTTTCTTAAAGGTGTACACTGGCGTAATGATTCTGTAAATTGTGATCATGCGCTTCTGATCTTCACTATAGAATTGATTCTGATTTATTTTTATAATCAGTCCACGCTGGACAATCGCAGTCTGAAGCTTTTTTACTTTTCCTTTTAAATTTGCCAAAGTGCACACCTCCCATCATTTTACTTATAATTTTATTATAAGATATTTTTTAATAGTTTTTGTTCCATTTTTAGGCATAAAAAAAACGGCTATATTTCAAGCCGCTTTTTTTTAAAATCTTAAGTAATAAGTTCCCCCAAATTCATTACATTTACATTTTTTTACAATATCATCAAAGTTCGCCTCGTTCATGGTGGCGTACCCGCTAGTACGCAGAAGACCATCTATTGTTTTAAGCCTAAAGCTCATTTCGCTCAGGCTTTCAGCGACGCAGGCTTCCCACTCGTTACCATTATCATCCGCCACATGTACAACATACCAACGTCCCCTGTTTGAAGCCCATTTAAAAGTCTCTCTTAATGTTTCAAAATCTTTTCCTTCGTCAAAAATAATACCTTCTTTATTTTTTAATACGCAACTATACATAATTTTATCTCCTTTTTTTCAAATTAATATCCTAGGTTTTTACTGGTCAATGTCCGGCAGAAATTCTCCGGTGTGTAATTCTTCCGCAACAATCCTGTACGCTTTTCGGATTGTGCTAGCTCTGTTCAAAAGATACTCCCAGCCCTGCACGTCTTTCTCTGTCCAGTCGCCCCTATAATCGTCTCTAATATCTTCGTCAAGATTATAAAAATCATCAATGTGTGTCTCGTGTTTTGCTTCAATTTCTGCGATCATTTTCTGTAATTCCTGATAACATTTTTTTAATTCTTCCATCTTTTTATCCTCCTTATTTTACGATCTTAAATCCCATCATTTTATATGTGCTTACTTCTGATTTTTTAACAATGATTTTATGACCGTTTGCGATCATTTCAACACCGTTCTTTTTAAATTCTGCCATCTGCTCCGGTGCTGCTATCTCCGGCTTATCTGCCAAACAGGACTTTGGACACCAGAAAGTAAACTCTCCATTATCAGATTTAACTTTAATTTTTACCGCTTTCTCTGTCTCTCCAATCTGCTCTTTCTCTCCGTCTGCAAAAAGCTGTCTTTGTGAATCTGTTAAATTTTTCTGTAGAAACCAATCTTTAATGTAAAGCATCTTATTTTCCCTCCGGTGTATTATATGTTTTCCTTGTTTCTGATATTATAATACACCTAAAACGGTGTAATGTCAATATTTTTTTACATTATTTTTAAAGTATTTATTTTTTCTCATTTTCTACATATTTAATAATGTTTCCCGGCTGCATATCCAGTATATCGCATATCTTTTCGAGTGTTTTAATCCCTACCATTTCGCCTTTTCGCAATGATTGGATTGCGCTTTCTCCCACGATCTGCTCTTTTCTTAGCCGTGTCGTGTTATATCCGCATTCTTTCAGCGTTTCTAATACGTCAATTTTATAAGTAAGCATCTGCACACCTCTCTTTCGTATTTATTATATACCTGAGACATTTTTATTTCAATTAATTTTACACCAAAAAAATACACAATTATCGCTGATATTTTTGCACTTATTTTGGTGTATTTACATATTGATATTACACTTTTATGCGTAGCTGTCCATTGCTTTCTTCTTCGTACAATCTCCGGCTGTTGAGCATCCTCAGTGCCATTTTCTTTTTTCTGTAAAAATGCGTGCGAGAAATCGGCATAATCCCATAGCGTGCTTCCATTTTGTCATATGAGATATTATTTAAAATTGATTCTGCTATTTTATCGCCCAGGTAATCGTCTATGCGTGTGCATATCTCTATCGTTTCCTCTCTGCTCATTTTAAACATCTCCCCATGCGTGACAACTATGTTTCTTACACCATTATACCATATATCAGTTTATAAAAACACAATATATTATCGTATTCATGCAACATTATTGTATATTTTTACCGGCATATTTCAGCCGGCAAAAATATCAATATTCAGTTTTAATTTTTATCGCATTCACGGAATAAGTCAGCGTCTATATATTTCCACCCCCCTTCATCTGTTAAAGTTCGGAATTTTTGATGTTGGCAGCATATGTTTCCACTATCAATGCCATTGTCTTATTTGACTCTTCCTGACTGAATAATGTCGCTGTATCTCTGCCTCCATCTGCGTGAATATAGAGTTTGGCCGATCCTTGCTGATCCGCATTGTATGCTTTCATGCTTTGAATTAACGTAGTTGCCTCCGTACTCACGGAATCTATTATTCCAAGGTATGATCTGCACATTTCATAATTTGTAGTGTTCATATTTCTGTAAACCTCTTTCCGTCTGCATATCGTCTGTCAATAATCGTTTTTTATAAAACCTTTTCTTTGAGCGCAACTCATGCAGTAATTGTATCTGCCGTAAATGATTCCTCCGCATCCCCTGCATTTATGTCCTCGCTCTATTGCTTTCCCATACGGTTGTCCTAATGCGTAATAGCATTTCCTGCAGTACGTGTAATGATCCTGACAATAGTCTCCACATCTTTGACAAAATGCCATTTTTAATTACCCTCCATTCTATCCATCAAACTCTGGAAAAATTTTTCGATTTCATCTTTGAGTTCCTTTTAATCCGTTAAAGTTCAGTTTAATTCTTCAATGCTTTCTCGCAGTTCCTCATAATAGTTAATCTGATCAGTACAATGATTGTCCAGTATATCAATCATTTCCCTTTTTGCATCTTCTAAGGATTTTGCTTGCATGAAATCCATGCGACCATCAATCACGGACTGCCATCCTGTCCCGTCACCGCAGTAAACAATACTTCCAATAGTGACACTTCCGTAATAAGCGATTATGTTTACTTGTTTTTCCCAATCACTTTGTTCTGGTTCAACCTCTTTCCATTCCATTGTACACATAGTTTTCCTTTCCTCCAACAATTTTTCTATAATTTTGTTTTTCTCTTTTTCAGTGTCCATACATCCTTTTATATAGCCACCTTCTTTTGCTTTGCGAATTTCATCATCAAGACTGTTGATAATCGTTTTTATTGCCAATGCGATATCCTGTGCGAAATATCTATCCAAATCTTCTGGAGATAATCGCACCTTTGCAATTAATACCGCTTCCGAAAAATCCATCTTTTCGTCACCATAACGATACATACTCTTTTCCTCAATTTCTAAATTTCAGCTATTTCCAAAATGGAAATAGTTCAGTTTAAATACTTATTGATTGCTCCTTCTACATCTGATAAACGCACCCACTGGTCAACTTCCTTATCTCCTTCATAAATTGGTGCATCTTCCTGTTTAGCACGTTCCGCAACCTCTGCCAGCACTGCAACTGAATAGTTTATAATTGCTTCGTTTCTGATTTTTTCATCTGTTATTACAGGAAGTTCTTGTAATGCTGTCAACCTGTCAGATTCGTAGCAGTAATTTTGCATAACTGCGTTAATTGCATCCTGTCTTTTAATTAATTCGCCCATCTCTTCTACCTCCACTAAATTCTAATTTTCAACTATTTCCATTTTGGATATAGTTCCGTTTATTTGTCTAAAATATAGTCCAGCTCTTTTTCTACGTTTCCTTGCTCGAGTTGGAACATAATTCTTTCCCATTCTCCGCATCTGCACCGCTCTAATAAAGTAAAATAGTCTTTTCTGCAACTATCTAAATATGTCTGTTTAACAGCTTCTTTACACTCTGTAATTGTTACATTTTGCTCACTATCACTTTTATTATGCTGCGTAGTTAATCTGTACTTCATATCTGATACCTCCGTTAAATTCTAATTTAACTATTTCACTTCCTGCTCAATATTTAAGTTTCTAAACATTGCGCACATCACGTCCACAACGATACTGTTTCCAAACTGTTTGTAAAGTTGCGTGTTGCTATTGACTGCTGCCATCTTGGAAATATCTTCATCGGATACTCCCATCAACCGTCCGCATTCTCTTGGTGTCAGCTTTCTGATACGGTATTTCGTGGCAATATGGCTATTTGCATACCCATGTGTGCCAGCTACAAGATTAGCAGATATACCATTGTCAGAGATTACTGTACCGCGTTGCGAACCATCACTTGATATTTGACCGACTTTTTGGATATTGTTTTCAAGTAATAAATTGTCTTTTTGCACTGTTGTCATCGTATTTGATATATTATCTTGCCTAGGATCTAACTCTGTCATATTATGCCTACTCTCTTGTATCTGCTTGCTCTCATACGCTTTTCGTATCTGCTTTCCGTATTCTGTACGTTTAGGTGTCAATACTTGGCTTTCCATGACAAGGTTGTCCTTTTGCACACTTGTTAAGCAATTGCTCATGTCTTGTGTATTCGGCTCTAATCGTTGCTCTGTCGGACCTCCAACTGTCCTATCTGACGGATTATCGGGATTTCTGCCACGCATAGCAACTATCTGTTTATCAACAATCATCGGTTCTCTCATCCCCCCCTGCATAGTCGTAAGAGATGGAGAAATATAGTTTTTATCCCATACATTTCCAGCAAAGCCGGTTCCTCTATCGTCTCCGTACAAATTTCCTAATCTTCTTTGTTCCATTCAATCACTCCATTCATAGATTGATTGCCAAAACCTTTATAATCCATCGCCATAAGAGTTATTGCAATATCAATTTGTTTATCTAATGTTGCTCCTTGGTCTTTCAACAACACAGTTTCCGACCGACCTTTGATTGGATATTCCTCTGTCTTGTCTTGCTGTGATGCAGTTTGAAACAGCACATTCTTTTGGTTCGCGGATTGTTCCGTCAACGGCAAGTCTGCTCTGCTCTCAGGATTGTGTTGTGGTAATGTTCCGTTGTCAATCAACTGTTTTATCAGCTTGTCTGCCTTTTCATTGTTGATGTAATACTTCTCGTCCACATCATCTTCAAGGTAATCTTTTATCTTCCTTTTTAATGGTATCGGATGTGGGAAATGGTAGTTATATTCTCCAAAAAACGAAAACATGAAGCACCTTTCACGGTTCTGTTCAACTCCGTAGTTCTTTGCGTTCAAATCCTGCCAGTAGCTTACATATCCAAGGCTTGTCAAAAAATCAATCCAGTTTTGGAAATCTCCCATGTTTGCATCAGCATGGACCTGCGGTACGTTCTCCATGAACAGAATCTGTGGTAATTCTCCACCACCATCCCTTATCTCTTTCAGAATCCTTTCTACTTCCCACAAAAGACCAGACCTGGTCCCACTTCCTTTTTTCATGCCTGCTTGTTTCCCGGCAACCGATAAATCGGTACAAGGAAACGAGTAAGTAAGTAAGTAAGTAAAGAATTCTGTGTCGCAGATATCCAAATCTTCCGCATGAACCTTAGTTATATCCATTGTTGGAAAATTTGTTCCATGCACTGCGTTATAGCTTGCTATGGCATACTTATCAAACTCCACAACTCTATAATGTTCAAATTTTGCACCAATTCTTTTCAGTGCCATTGCCTGCGAACCATATCCGGCAAACAGTTCAATTAATCGTATAGGTTTTGTAATACGGATTGGTTCACGTATCATGTCAAAAATGCTCATCTGATTCTGACATTCGTAATCAAACTTATCTAAATCACTCATTTTTTCAAGGAGACCGCATATGCTTCACTCTGGCCAGAGTCTCGGCTCCTTTCTGATCTATTTATTTCAAATCTTTTCTCTGATTTCTTTTACAAGTACATCATCGTCAGAATATGTCTCTGAAAGTTTAATTGCTGCGGCTTCAAGCAGTTCTTTTAAATCTGCTATGTAGTTGATTTTATTTGCTTCCACAACAGCTTTTTTGTCCACGACTTCCGACACAAGTGTATCCAATGGGAGCAGTTCTTCGCGGCTTTTCAAAATCAAATCCATCATATTCTTTGGAAGTCCGACTTCATCCAGACACTTTTTAAGGATATCCTGTGTAAGTTCGACTTTCTCTGATTCTTCCTCCTGATCAGCACTTCCATTTGCGATTAAGGTATCGTCCAGAACGCTATATATTTCAACGCAGATTTTATTATTTTCTTCATCATCTTCTCCCAGCACATCATTTAAAATGTTCTGGAACACTTTCTTTTTCTCTGATGCTGTCATTTTTGCCTCGCAACCAAGTCCAGCTTCCATAAATTCAGAGTGTGGCTCATTCGTGTTTTTACTGTAAAACATCACAGAATGGATGTCGGTGCTTCGGTCGGTAAATGCTGGGAAAATAAAACCTGTATCTGGCATCCCGACAACCCAGTCTCTGATTCGTGATTCAATGCGGTTTTCGTCCTCACGATAACCAAGCCCCGGCTTTGTCAGATTTACCGGGCAGATTGCACACAGCAGATATTCGTAAACTTCTTCTGATTCATCTAATTTGTCATTGTCAGAAGTTTTGGTTATGACATCGTAGGCATCGTGGAAAATCAGAATCAGATAATTTCCAACGTAATCGTAACTGTCAATAATCATGTCATAAAAAGTATCAAGCAGATCATCATTTTTCAGTCTGCTTTCACGCAGTCCCATTAGAAACTGTTGTCTGCCGCCAGTGGCTTCCTCTGCAAGTGGAAAGTCCAACTCCAAAAGATTGTTTCCAAGTTTTCCGGACAATGTCTTTTTCGCAATGTCAAGATATTTATAATATTCTGCATCGTCCAGATTTAAAAATGTCTCACCGATTTTTGTAATTTTATTATGGTCAGCGTCTACATAGCAGCCGCACATACGAGTGAATGTACAGGCTTCCTTTTTAAATCTTCTTTTAATTTCTAAAACATCCTTTTTGTTCATAAAATTTAATCCTCACTTTCTTCCTCTTTAATCGTTTCGATTTCTGCGCTTAAATCCCTGCTCATGGCAGATAAGATTTTTACAATCATTTCGCTTTTTGTCTTATTATCAACCTCTCCGGCGGCATTCTTTTTCGCTTCCAGCTTGTCCCGGTATTTATCGTACTGTCTGGAATTGATATATCCAGCTTCGTACCAGCCGAAGATGTCATCATTTGAATAACACTTTTCGCCTTTGATCGTAACGAAAATCTCATTTACCTTTTCACGTTCTTTTTCTGCTTTGGTCTGATATTTATCTCTTAGCTTCTGTATTTCTTTTCTGATTGTCTCCAAGGCTGTTATTTCTACATTGCTCATTTTTACACTCTTTCCGGTTTCTCACACCGTTCAAATTTTATTACCCACACCCAAGGTGAGGCATTCCAACCGTAGCGGTCAAGATCGGACTTCTTGATGGTAGAATCCCAGAGTCTTGAAAAAGCATATCTTTTTTCTTCTCCATTCAACACATGAGGATATTCCACCTCTACACCCTCTCTGCAAATCTGCTCCGATGTGATTTCCTGCAACCGCTCCACCCTCACATCCGTAACCTTAAGCCAGATACGTGCCGCTTCTTTCGGCATGTGGATTGACGGATGCCAAGTGCCTCTCCAACCTTTAGGTCGAAGTTCTCCATCAGCTTTGTAATAATAGATGGTATGACCACGCATATGACCTGCTTCATTGACTGGAAGTCCGCACCATGTTTCTCGAACATACAGGGTATCACCCGGCTGATATGGTACTTTTATGATACAAGGCTCATTCCTGCCATTGTAGAGCATCAGTCCATCTCTAATATATCCAGTCCACTGTGGATTTTCTCCCGGTAAAAATCTTACCAGCCGACGAGTGCAAGTCTTCCGTCCGTCCAGAATTGCCCGAACCATTTCCGTGTTGAATAAAATCGGTTTAATTGCCATCTACTCCACCGCCTTTCACAATCTCGATTGCTTTACTAATAAGGCATACCATGCAGTCCGATGCTTTACACTCTTCTCCAAAACAATCTTTGTTCACTGGTGATGTCATTATTTTTTCAACTTCTTCCAACTGTTCCACGACCTTGTCCGGGTCGTAGGCGGTCGGTTGCGCATCTATTAATTTTAAAATTGCATCTTTAATATCATTAGTAAATACATCTTTATTTTCTACCTCATCCCAAATTCCTAAAATTTTTATATGTCCTTCTAATTCATCAGCATCAATCAATCTCATCGTTCGCCCTCCTGTTCCAATCTGTAGTTGCTTTCGTTCGCTCGTCTTTCCCTGTTCTGATGCCTCCGTCCTGATCCATGTACATCTCACATTCATAGCTTTTTGGAAGTTCTGTTCCGCATTTCATACATTTGATTTTGAACATTACACCAACAGCCGAATGTGATGACTTATTTGTAGTGGTTAAGAACATTGCTTTTCCACCGCAGAACGGACATGGCTTAAGGCTTTCACTCATTCTTTACACCCCCAATCCAATTTCTGACCACATTTCCAGCAATAACGAGCAGGAAACATTCCAGTTGACCACCCCATATACATACCACATGTCGGACATATATATCTTGTAGTCCCAGTATCTTCTTTTTCAGCAATAGCAGCTATCGGATTCTGACGTTCCATCGCCGCCCGGCATTCTTCCACCGTTCCGATTGTTCGGTACTGCTTCAGTTCTTCCAACCATTCAGCAAGTTGCTCATGTTCGTTTGCACATATAGTATTGCCATATGTAATGGCTTCTTTATCAACCGATTCTGGCATATACGCATTATCTTCGATTAGTCTTGCTGACATCTTTTGGCATTCAGCCACTTCTCTTGCGTGTGATATAGCTTCATCAATTGTCATAGTCACACCTCCAACAGTTCCGGGTTATCAATCATGTTGCCGATCACTTCAAAATTCTCTGAATCAAAATCATCCAGTTCCTCATAGTAATCACAGTCCGGCTCATTCGTACACCATCCGTTTTCATGCCACACGACACGCTTTCTCGTCTCATCTTCTGGAAACTCAACGTCGATATGACCTGAAAGAATATCATTCTCAAAAATCCGTCTGCCGCTTTTATCATTAAGTCCTGTGCACTGGCAAATAGTTGATGGGTCTATCTCGTAAACAGCTTTTTTACTTGCGAAAACCGGTTTAAAAATAAGCGGTCTTCCTGCAAGTTCATAATAACTACCAGACATCCATTCTCCGTCATCAATGCACTTTCCGCGGAATAAATATCTATCTTCCATCACGCTCCACCTTTCTTCCTTTGATCTGCTCCAACATAATTCTCGATACCTCTGGAAGTCTTAAACTTTCCATGCATCCATTATGCAGATTGCTTTCCTCATTCCACTTTGCCACCGGACATTTATTACAGAGAGTGTTTGTGCAGAACTCTCCAATCTGCCGTATAGTCAGTTCCTTATTTGTTATGTGCGCCATTTCCCTTCTCCATTTCTTTCAACTTGGCTTCGGCTTCCTCTTGTGATAAAAACCAGGTTTCCTTGTACATTTTTTCT